GTTAGACTGAAGTGGTCCGCCGCGGAGATCGTGCATCAACTTTCTAAAAAGGAAGTTGGATCCCCGTTGAGGCTTTGGTTTTACAACCAAACGTTTCCATACCCAAAGACAGTTTTTGTATGTACCGGAGGGCGTACGAACATGTCTATACGAGTCAAAGTCTTCATCGGAACAAGGGCCTTTTATCTTCGCCATACTGGCGGGAATCCAGGTTTCTAGTAGCGATTCAGTTTTAGACTCGTCAACCAAGAACCTCAGTGATAGAATGCGCTTTAGACGATTTAGATCGGTCCAAAGCTCCATCACAGAAGTTGGCGTCGAGGTAAGAAAAACAGGACGAATGGGAGTTCCCATAAACCAATCGGCCCCACACGATTCACGGAAAGGTCCCTCAGTGAAGGACTTTGAATCGTTAATCGTAAAGCCGCAAAGGTTTAATACCGCTACGACGTGATTTGAGATTGTATTTTCTACGATAATATCATCACCGTAGATAGCGCACCTCATACCATCATAGCGACCTTGAAACTCGCGCTGAACGCCGTAAACGACGGCAGCAAATATTGCGGTTTCAAGGGCAAAAGTGTAACCATTTCCCATAGATGAGATCTTTTCATAAGAATAAGTCTCTCCATCCAAGGTACCCTGTGGGGACCTCAGTTTCATGAGATAGGAAAACCACTTCGAGGGCAGCAACGCTTCACATAATGCCGTTGAAACGGTATCTGAAGCCGATGCAAGATCAAGTGTGACGAAGTTTATTCGCCATTCCCAATCACGTGACCCAAGTCGAGCTAGTTCTCTATTTTTCGTTTGGGAATCCAAATCGATATTCCACCTTTTAAGACGACGACGGATAAAACCATCTACGCCAAGCTGGAGATAGAGATTCATACTAGGCTCGATTGCTATAGAACGATCTGTAAGAGCGTTCTTAGGGACGAAAGCGATTCGGTTGCCTGGGACAATGTTAAAAATAGATGACCAGAATGCGTCTTGATTAAGAATAGCATGCTTAGGAATTCCATTCCTTTCGCGATAACTATCTTCAAGCGCACCAAGCCACCGTTCATCGGCCTTTACGGCTTTCCGGGCTGCCGGGAGAGCACCAATAGTACACGAGTAAGGCCATTCAGAATACTTATAGTATCCAGAAGTTTGCCTATCCTTAGTGTCTAGGTTCGACCCCGGTCCATGACGTGACCATTCCGTCAATGCTGTGTCATCAGGCAATTCATCACCTAACAACTTCTCAAGAAAGGAACGCATATAGGTATACACGTTACAATATCGGTCATCCTTACACCATTTTAACGAAATATAGCCGGATTGGTTATATTCCGAACACGTCACTTCTGCGGATAAAAAC